ACATAAGTTTCTCTCTCCTTTCTAGGAGATACATAACCAACACCAGGAACTACACCAGTCTTTCCTGCTGCACGGGCAGCATTTCTGTCTGCTGCTCTCTGTGCTGCTCTCTTACGATTTCTATCATAAGAAGACATTGCCTCATCAACCTCAACTTCCTCTTTCTTATACTGAGGATGATCGTCCATCTTCATGCCACGCTTTTTCTCAAGACGTGCCTTACGCTCCTTGGTTCCTTTTTCAGGATCTTCGTCACGGATGCCTTCTTGCATCTCAACTTCTTCCTTACGAGTCTTCATCGCTTTGGCAATCGCCTTACGACGCTTCAGTAAATAAGAATCGCTACTATCCTTCTTACCGTCATTATTGACATCACCATCTTCCTTGCCTACAGGGTCAAGTGCTTCCTTCATTTTAGCACGTTTTGCCTTAGTCTTAGCGAGGAGTCTTTCCTTAGCAGCTTGTTGTTCATCCTTAGGGATGTTGAACATATTTCTATCAGTCTTCAACTTCTCCTTAGGAGGCTCAATCTTATAACTTTCTCTGATAGTCTCTATGTAAACCTTAGAGATATCAGTTAAAGGATTCTTACCGATTCCATTAGACATGGTAATACTATGACTTCTTAACCTTGTACTTATTTATGAAGTCTTCTACATTGAAGTTCTTAATTTTCTTGACGCCCATCGCTGCCATAGCATTCTTCCTATAACCACCGGTTCCTTCAAGAGTGTTTGGTTTACCAGGAACTCTATACCTCCTCTCCATTTTCTTCTCAGTATATTCCATGACATCACGTATCCAAGACTTGAACATGTGGTCTTGTTCTGTAACACAGATAAGATGGTTAGTGCCTCTACGAATGATTTTACCAATCAAACCTGTGTTTAGACTCTCAACTATGTCTCCGATATTATAGATAAGTCCGTTGACAAACTGTTCACGCAAACCTCTAGCATCATATCTTGGTGCAATCTCCCACATCTCAGCAGTGACTTTCTGCTTCTTAACACCCATGCCTGTGCGAACAGCATCAAAAAGTGCTTGAGCATCAGCATCCTTCACACTAGCAGGGACACCTCTCTTGAATGATTCAAAGTCGTCATCTGCGACTGCCTTTCTCATCTTAGATGCTGACATTCCCTCAACACCTTCAGCATCTGCATCTCTTACGCCAGCAGATACTACACGTATTTCATCAAAGTTATATAACTCACCATTATACTTAGTGGCGAGGTTTTCAAACTCTGCTTGTCGATCAGAACCAACGATAATGGTGACGTTCTTGTATTCACCATCAGCATTCTGAAGGACATTGAATATGGATCTCATCTCTTCATCATTAACGATGTTCTTCTCAAAGTCAGGGAACATCTTTCTCATGTAAGAGACTTTCATGTCAGGGTCAAGAGGGTTCTTCTTGGCATCCTGTGTTCTAGAGGGATATATTTTAAGGTCACCACCAGCGGCAGTCTTACTTGCCATCTTCAAAAGTTTTTCATGTCCCACAGTTGGTGGGTTGAAACGACCAAACGCTAGAGTTAGTGTTTCGCTTGTAGCAGTTTCTTTATCATCTACTTTCTCTTCACCACCTTTCTCTTTCTGTGATGTCTTATCCACCGACATTGTTTTTGTCTTGAGGATAGGTTGTACTTTCTTACTATTGGGAGTTTGGTCTGGGTCCTTACCAGGTTTCTGATTCTTATTAAAAAACTTAAGTTTTCCGTCTTCAGTTTTTGCTACAAACTCTCCAGCACGGTTCAACCAACCACCGTGACCGTCGCCTTTCAAACCAAGTTTTCTCGCCTGTGTCGCAGCTTGTGACTCCGATTCACTTAGGAACTGAAAGAAACTTTTCATCTATATACGTTTTTCTTATATATTATTTATCAAGTCGTGTAATTTGCTTTGAGGAATACCACATCTTTGTCCAAGTCATAAGGTGATTTCTTAGGTTTTGTCACAACTTGTAGTGCGGTGGTGAAGCGATAGTTGTCTATAGGTCTGCTCCCACCTCTCTTGACTCTAATACGTATTCTAAGTTTAGGGTTGAACTGTGGAACGGGGAGGTTGGCAGGATTCTCTTTCATATAGTATAGACCATATCCACCAACTTGAATATAATAAGTTTTTTTAGTAGCATAGTAGTCCCAAAGTGCCCTAGTATTAATAGGAAGAAAAGCATCCTTAAAACGAGCATAGTCAGACTTAACCATATCATCAGTGAATGACTTTGATGGTATTTGACCTTTGTTTGGTGATCCTTTATCTCCCCACTTTTGTTTGACGAACTTTAGAATACCAACAGCATTTAGAAGGTCACGCATCTCTTGTGCCGATGCAGTCTTAGCACCACCTAGACCCCACTTCTTAGTCTTGAAATCATATGACAACGAACCTTGTCCGTAGTCTGCTTTAAGGTCGAGTTTGATTTCTAGTTTATTATCTTTGCCCCCATACAAAAACATAGCGTCGGGGGCATTAGCATCAGAACCTGCAGGAGTGAAACCTGCAGGAACTAAGTCTTCTGCTTTCAACGCTTTGTGGATCTTGGTTTCGTATATAAAACCTGCTTCGCCAGCCATTACTTTTTTTCAAGTATTTATTCTTCTTCTTTCTTTTTATTAAAACCAAAGGGTCCTTCTTTTTCTTCTAGAGCAAGTTTCAATGCAACACTACCGACTGCTTCCATAACTTTCAGTACGTCTTCTGCCTTAGCACCCTCACCAAGTTCTTTAGCGACATACCAATACTTAGGCCAGAAGTCTTCACCTGCCTTTTCGTAGTCCTCAAGCGTCAGTAGTTTCATTTTTGCTCTTCTAGTTTTACACGATATACGGTACGACGAGCAAACCGTTGATCAATCTTAAGTTTGCCCACGTAAAGGGCGACAAGCCACGCGGTGAAGAGGAAACCCTCAAACCACCCCATAGTGTTCCATGCTTCTACTGCTGCATCCATCAGATCTCTCCTCCCAATTCATTAATTTCTTTTTCAAGTTGACGAGTCACTGCCTCTGGGGTATATGCACCAGTTGACTCCTTTCGACGATCCATCTCTACTTTTACCTTTTCAGTAATTGAGGCATGACGACGGATCTCTCCACCCATGAACATTTGATTTTTGGTTTGGTCCATGCAGAACTTAAGTTGCATAAGTTCCATATCATCAAAATTAATCACAGGTCACCCTCTTTACGGTTTTCAGAATAGTATGCGTCGAATGTTCCCTCAGGATATCGAGCACTGAGTTTCTCGATATTCATATCAAGAATCTCATCAAAGTTAGTGTCAAGTGCCATGAATGCTTGAGCAAGATACCAGCAGATATCTCCTAGTTCACGCTTCATGTGGAACACATTGTCTTCATTATAAGGTTTGCCTTGGAAGACAATCTTTTTTACAACCTCAGTAAACTCACCAGACTCTGCGGTGAGACCTAAGGCAGCGGTAAGAAGTTGAGTTGTATTTACATCATTAGCTTCCAGTTCAGCAAAACGTGTTGCCATCACAGCGTAGTCAAGACTAGGTGCGCTAGTGGTTTGTTTTACAAACTCAATGTAGTTGTTCATAGATCGACTTCTTTTAAATCAGATTGTTGTAGTTCTAGTTTTTGTCCTTTAATTTCAACGTATTCAACTTCTTGCCAACTACCACCAACACCACCGTCCATATTAATTACGATGTCACGGGAAGGAAGTTGCTTACCACTGGAGACATTGATGATGTCACCGGGCAGAGGATTGAACGTGAAGTAGTGTCCATCCCAGTATTTGTTTCTGGTATGCAAGAGGTTGACTGCATCTCTTTCGATACCACAGTCAGCAATCTTTTTGCCGTTTGGATCAAATACAGAATAGTAACCGTTCATTAGAATTTGAATCCATCAAAGGACTTTTTAGGTTTGTCATCATAACTATACTCCTCTTCCTGACCACTGTCAACCACATCAGTCTGAGCAGTTTGCTCGCAATCATAAAGTCTCATCTTGGCACGGTCGATGCCAACGATGAACCGCTTGAAGATGGTCGGGTCATTATATCGATTCTTCAACTGCTTCACCATAATCTGTCCCAGTTCTTCGAGCTCTTCAGTACTAATAAGGGCAAACATAAGATCAGCAGTAGCAGGCAAGCCAAAGGACTCACTAGTATCAGTAAGCTCCACGTCAGAGCTGCCATAACCAGAACGGGTAGTCTGGGTGGCAGATACGATAGGTACGTTCGCTTCGACAGCGAGTCCTCTAAGCTCTTCAGCAATTGCTTTGATATAGCTATATGAATTGACAGAAAGGTTTCCGCGATACCTAGAGGAAGCACATATATTAAGGTAATCAATGAAAATAATGTCAGGACGAAATGATTTCTTAATAGCGAGTTCATTAAGGAGACCACGGAAATGTCCTGCATGAGCAGTAGCGGTAGGATACTCTTTAATAATTAGGGTGCCTTGAGTCTTTTTAGAGAGATTTGTTACTTTATTCTCAAACATCAACTTAGGAAGTTCTCCTATCTCCTGAATAGGAACGTTGAGGAGGTTAGCATCAATTCTCTCCGCAATCTTTTCTTCAGCCATCTCAGCCGTGATGTATAAGACGTTTTTTCCATTGAGGAGTGCTGCAGCTGCGACATGGCACATAAACAAACTCTTACCGACACCAGTGCCAGCGAGAGCAATATTAAGCGTTTTGTTCGGGAGACCACCCTTCGTAATCTTATTGAAATATTCAAGGTCGAACTCGATTTTGTCCTCCTTCCTGTGGTAGGACTCATATCTCGATTCATAATCTTGAAGATAGTCATGACCTACATGCGTATCAAAAGAAACTGCTAAAGCATCAGAAAGAATAGTAGGAATAGCATCCCTATTCTTTTTCTCATCATTGCCATCAGCAATGTGAATAGACTCCATCAGTGCCAAGTAAATGGCACGATCTCTACACCACTTTTCCGTGGTCGTAACCAACCAGTCAAACTCTGTTGGTGCTTCTTCCAAAGCAGAGATCAACTGGGTAATTTCTTTGTAGTCACCATCAGTAATGTCCTGACGCTTCTCTGTTTCAATACAGAGAATCTCTTTAGTGACTGGTTTATTATATTGTTCTACAAACTTAAGTATCTCTTCGTAGACAATTTTTTGACTGCGGTTCTCAAAGTAATCTGCTTTAATGAAAGGAATGACTTTACGAACATATTCTTCATTATGTAAAAGGTTTCTAAGAATTAGAAACTCAACATTCTCCATAACTAAACTCCTTTCGTGCAATCTCGTCAAGTTTTTCCATCACCTCAGGGGTGAAATATGTTTCAGGATCTTTATAGATGGCTTTTGCGTACACTTTCTTACCGTCTATCTCATAACGACCTGCCACGTTTTTCCAGAGACCACCGAGTTCACCGAGTTCAAGAAGACCATAATATCGATCAAGACCACGCTCATCGTAATAAAGACGCACCGTAACATTTTTGTTCTCCTTACTCAAACGCGATTTAGCAGTCTTAGCCTTGATAAGGTTTCCGACAACTTCTGTTCCATCCTTTTCTTTTTTCTTGCTGAGATAAATGATCGTACTGGCGGCATACTTGAGGCCACTGCCTCCTCCCATCTCTTTAGTTGGTACGTAAGCTCCGATGACATCGTATGTGTGATTTGTGACAATGAGCGGAACATTTGCTTGTCCTAATTTGAGTGTGAGCATTCGGAACGCACCTTTGACCAATTGCGATTTGGTCATGTCACGAACTTGTTTATCGTTCAGTGCGTCAGTGATTTCTTTCTCTGTAGAAAGCATCCCTAAAGAGTCTAGCACAAACATGCAGGGTCTGCGTTCGTCCTCAGGTTTTTTTAAGTATATATCAACTGCCTTTAGTGCTTTCGTCCTAAACTCTTCAATTGTAACAACGTTGACAACTACCAAGCGATCAAGGTCGATACCCCTACTTGCGATGAGAGACTTATTAACAGCGGCTTCAGTGTCAAAATATAGACAATACCCATCAGGATTAGAATCCAGGAAGTTCTTGACAACGGCGAGACTGAAAAAAGTTTTTCCAGTGCTAGACTCCCCAGCAATGGCAGTAATCTTATTCCCAGATACACCACCAAATATAGACCCTGAAACAAGTCCGTTAAAAATGTACGAACCCGTGTCAACATACTCTTCAGTGTCATCAATATCGGATGCGAGTTTGGTGTAGTCATCGCCAATCTCTTTTACAATCTCTTTTAAAAAATCCATTACAGTACAAAACCAAATTGTTCACGGGCAATCTTCTTGTAAGGTCCGCCTGGGTTAGCATCACGGATCTCTTTAATAATATTCAGTTTTTGATAGAGTGCTGCATCACCGCCCAGTCGCAATGCGCTTACAATAGTAGCAAGTTCTTTATCGTTGATAGGGAGGTCCATCAGGCAAAAAATAGTTCCAGGTTTACGGTTTTTTCGACATTCCATCCAATAGAATCAAGAATGGATTTCAGTGGTTCAAGAAATGACTTTTCAAATTGTAAGTCATAGTCAATGTACTTGTCAAGACCGAGCTCTGTGGGAAAGTCTTGAATGAAAGAAATAACATTCTCATGAATGGTGTTTGGTTTCTTCAAATAACAGAACTTAATCTTTTCACCATTCTGGATAAGAGAATACTTAGCGTCCAACTTATTCTGCAGAATGTGATAGTTGTAGAGAAGTGCTCCACGGCAGTGAATAGGAGTTCCTTTAATATAGATATCAGAATGAGACTTATACTTCAGAACATCAGAAACAGAGCGAGGGAAAGAAATCTGTTCCGGTGGGAGAGACTTAAACTCTTTCCTACTCTTGTCAATAAAGTCAATGACATCTTCTTCGGTGCCACTCATCATCAACTTCAGAGCATCTTTAATCATCTTTCTACAAGGTGCAGGTGTAGATGACTTCACTGCTTCAATACCCATCATCTTAAGTTTGGGTTCAGTGTATGCGACTCCTTCACTGTTCCACACGTTGAGAATGTATCTCTTCTTCGCAGTCCAAATACCACGGTCAGCGATGTTCTCACGCTTCATTTGCATTTTCTGGTCATACGCCGATACATACGTTGCCAAGTCGCTATAGCATTTGTCGATGTACGGTTCCAGTTTGTCACTACAGACCATATCAAGTAACTCCACAACCTTTGCTTTGTCGCTAGACTTATTAGCAAAAAATTTATCAACAAGAGGTCCAAGATTAAGATAAATTGAATCTGTGTCAGATGCAATTACGTAGTCCTCATCTTCTGTTTTTAACAGATTATTTAGATACTCATTCATCTTCTGCTCAATCCAACGGATAGAGACTTGACCAGAAAGCGTAATCGCCTCCGCATTGGCCAGTTTATAGTACCTAAAATACTGATTACCGATAGCACCATAA